CTCGTTTTGTTCATGTCACACTTCGTATGTAGTTGATGATGCCTTCCACATGCAGGTCAACGATAGCCTGCCGGCCCTCTTCGCTCAGCAAATAGTTGACATCTTCTTTGTTGTCCTGGAAAAGGTTCTCAGTGAGCACTGCCGGGCATTTGGTGTTCTTCGTGATGTAGTAATTGGCCTCCCAATACTTACACTCGGGGACACACCGGTTCCCCTGCAACCCGCGTTTCTCCGCTGCCTTGTACAGGTGCTGTGCCAGCAGCCGGCTCTTCCGGCTCGCTTGGGTATATACCCAGACGCTCCAGCCTCGCGCGTCTCTCCAGGTGCGCCCGCTTCCGGCTGCATCGTTGTGGATACTCACCAGCAGTATGTTGTCGGCTCCGTGCTTCGCGCACATGTCGTTCACTCTCCGGCATCGCTTGGCAAGGGAAACATCTTCCTCTTCCTCCACGATGCGGCGTGCCTCGTAACCTTTGGCCACAAGGGCCAGCTTCACTGCTTCCGCGATCTGTCGGCTGTATCTCCACTCCTTGAAGCGTCCGTCCGGGCTTCCGTTGCCGCAGGTGTTGCCATGACCGTTGTCAATCAGCACTATCATGCCTCGCCTCCTTTCTTCCCGTTATCCGTCTGCAAGTCGTCCAGGTTCACGTCAAAATGACGTGATGTCTTGTCTATCATGACCTTTTGCAGAATCTTCCAAAATCGACTCTCGTTCTCATCTCGACATGAGCTTTCGTTTTCAAGAATCGACCATGCCTGCTCGAAGCATATCACGCCAGTCACGATGTAGGACAGCGGGATTGTCACGTGAACGAATACCCAATGCTCAACGAGGTAGGCCAGGATGATAAGCCACAATCGTTTGGGGATAGTTGAGCGTACCACCTTCCCGAAAGCGAAGCTGGTGAACTTGGCTTTCTCCCGGCTCGTCTTGTCGGGATAACGTTCGTGTACGCGTCTGTCAAGGCAGTAGGCCGTCCATGCGTCATACGCTATGAAGATTACCGCTACAATGATGAGCGGGAAGGTCGGGTGAAACTCTCCGACCAGCCAGCCGAACCCGCCGCCTATGATACCAAACAATACTTTCCAGTTCATTCCTTTAGAATTAGAAATTTCTGCAAATATATTACTTTACTCTTCCACTGGCTTGTTATCTTTTGATTCTACAAGAGCTTTCAGAGAATCGAATACAATGGGATTGACGCTGCTTGCAAACCGGAGGATGGTATTCACCTCCTCATCGGTGTACTCCGTCTCTCCCTGTGAATTGTATATCTTCATCGCAAGGGCTCCCATTGCTATACCATTGCCATGCTTGTACATTGCGTCCGAGAACTGATACTTGATGTCCGTAAGTATCTTATCTTCTTTCTTGATGTCTGTCCAGCAGGGGACAGCTGAAAAATTGATTCGTTTCATATATTCATATATTTTAATTTAGGCTTAATCCGTATGGTGCTCCGGTAGGTTTTTCCATTGAAACGCCTCGCAGAATGCCTCCGTAAAAACACAAGTAGATATATCCGCCCCCAGAAGCTTCGAGAATTTTGACGTGGCCGGAATTGACCGCTGAGCCTCCTGACCAAGAGTCTGCTATTGCCTGGTCTGCGTTGAAGCCTATTGAACTGAGCGTTATTCCCGGGTTGCTGTAAAAGGAGTCGTTGACAAATATGCCTTCGGAAGAATTGAGTCGTATAGCTTCAGGGGTGATATGAATCATCTCTTTATAGTACTGACTATATGCTGTACTCATCAGGTTATAGTCGGTGTATCCTTGCGGAAGTGACATGTCGCTATCGAAATCTGCTGCTGCAAGGAATAGTCCTTCGTAAACACCACCGATACCCATGACTGAATGCGTGGTGCCTATTCTGATTGTTTCGATACAGGATGGCGCCAAGTAAAGTTTGGCCGATGCGGAAACGTTATGACTGGTATCTGTAACAAGTCCTACACCGGTCAATTTACCTCCGTTATATGGGTCTGGAGCAATGGTGAGCACATTGTTGTAGGTCTTGGCTCCGACAGTGTACTGCCCATTAAACTGCATCCATCCTGACGCGTTGATGGTTATGCCCTGCTGTGCGCTACCCACCGTGAATTCTCCACTGATGGTCGCGTTCTCAGCATACAGAGCTCCTGTGTTACTAACTCTGAACGGGGCATTTTCCTTATTTTCTGTTGTCGCGCCCAGCCACAACTGTACACCTGTATCCCCATGAAAGCCGCCAGTGACCGTACCGTTCGTATCGGTAAGTATCATTGTCCTGCCCTGCAGCCAGTCTATAACAGCTCCGTCGGCCAACAGCAGTTCTGTCGCAACAAAGGGAATCTTTTCAGCTCTTACCCAATAGGTGCCGCCCCGACTTCCGCCCTGCGTGTCGTCCCATGGCGAGAGCGTGGTGTTGTTCGAGTTCTTCTTTTTGCAGTAGAAATAATACCAGGTTCCAGACACTTTCTGAGTCGTTATGTCAACTACGAACAGATTGGCTTCCGCGTCCCACTCACCGCCGTAGTATACCCTGCCAGATTGCCATACTTGCGGGCCTCGGAACACTATCTCACGGACACGCTCAACCACCACCGTCTTGGTAGCCACTACCGCATTGTTCACGAGCATCTGCAGCGTGAACGTGCCGCCGCTCTTGAGGCCGGGGGCTTCCTGGTCCAAGAAATCGACTACGCCGAATTCACCGCCGCTCGTGAATGTGCTAATCTGACTTCCGTTGTAGATGGCGCGAAGCGTCGTGTTGACGGCTGACCCGTTGTTCCTGGCCGTCCATGTCACAGTCTCTGGGGCTGCTGTCCCCGTTTTCTCATTATATCTGATCAGTTCCGGGCCGTCAATGGTGTAGGCATTACCCTGCGGACCGGTCGTGCTGCTGCCGGCAACGACAAAACAAACACATATATCACATGTTTCTGTGTAAGTCTTGCCTTTGTACTGCGCAGTGCCGGTCACCTGGAAGATGTTGGTCAACACTCCTAATTGTGTGACTTTATCATCCCAGCATAAGTGAAATTTGACAGTACCTGTCGAAGGGATTGGTTCTGTCGGATAAAAACCATACACACCACCTGTAATCTTGCTCACTGCCAGTGACGTAAAAGTTGAAATGGTGGCCAAACCGACCTTCATCACAACTCTTACATCAAAGTCGTTGGCTGCTGATTCAACGTAACCGTCACTGCCAAGCGGGACATTCACCGTTGGAACTGACGGCACAAGCGTAACAGTAGGCTCCGCATCCTTCCCGTTCTTCGACCTGCGTCTGACTGTGATGTGCCCTTGTGCACCCGGCATCGCTTTACACGTTAAGCGTCTCTACTGCAATGGCCGCAATCTCTTTGGCGTGCTTGCGGAACTGCTGGTAGGCCGTGTATTCGGCGATATACTCCGAACGTTTGCCGGCCTCTATCTCGCTTTCCGCGTCGATGGCCTCCGCGTAATTCGCCATGATAGCCTGCACCTTGTCCGAGCTGTACCGGTCATTGACAATAGAGGACACAATATCCCCGTAGGTGCGGCCGGTAGCGTCAACACTTTCACAATCGTAGGTGTCGCGCGGCGATTCATCATCCTCGGGCACAACCTTCTTAAAGTCGAACAACAGGCGTACCAACGCACCTTCAACCGTCACCTGCACGCCGTTCTTCGGCAGTGCTTCCATCTGATAGTTTGCTTTCATTTTATAAACTTTTATTGGTTCTTATTCTTCAAAATAATATGCGCTTTTGCCATCTCCGAGACTCCTGCGCTTCACAACCACATCGTGAACAGGGAACACCTTGCGCTCTTCCGTCTCGGCTTCTCGCGCCTGGTCGAGCACGTCTTTGAGGTTATAGCAGTTCGTTATGAATTTAAATCGATGGCCCTCTTGCTCACAAAGCACACAATAACGTCCGCTCCCCTGCTTGGTAGTGACGTTCGGTTGGAAATCCAGCACCGTAAAAGGCGTGTTCAGTATGTCCATCAGTTTCCGCTCCGGAACATCAAAGAACTTCTGCCCATCTTTCATGCGGTCTCTCTGCTTGAATCCTAATTCTGCAAAACTCATATCGTTTTTAGTTATTTTATTCCACAGGTTTCTGCAGTTGCCCCACTTGCACCAGCCCCAATAGCTGGCAAGGACTTCATGAAGCCTGTCTTTGTCGTTTATTCGTTTACTCTTTCGTGCAAAGGTCTGCTTGATGCTCTTTCGGAGCTTGACACGCTGACCCGTGAATCTGTAGCCGAGAAAGTCGATGGTTCGACCCCTTGCTTCGTTTCCTCTTGCGGCTCTTCTTTTGCTCATTGCGTTTCTCGATGCCGATAGGCGCAACCACAGCCGTGTGCTTCACTACCAGCCCAATCTCCCTTGAAATGCGGTCGTACTCCAGCATGTCACGCCGCGCCTGTGCCTTTGTCTTGGCACGTCCAACGGAATCGTCACAATACCGCAGGTAGCACTTCACACGCATCTTTTCCTTGACGTGATGATCTACCACACTTACGGCCAAGTTTCCTATTGGCTGGCTTGTGAACGCGCCAATTGGCACACCGCGCTTTACGTCGTTCCTCATCTTCGAGAGCTTCCTTTACATCGTCGCCCGACGAATAGCTGAACACGGCTATCTCCAGCAGGTCTATCAACCGTTCGTCCTTGAACTTCCTACGCATAGCCCAGCGGATGGTGTCGTGAGGTATTGACAGGTAGAACTTCTTGTAGTCTGTCTTCCAAAACCACTTGTATTCGGGATAGCGTCTGAGCTGTCTCTTCATCCGCTTAACTCCGAAGTGAAGTCCTTTTCCCTTGATACAGGCGAATGTGTCGTAAATCAAGCTCCTGTATATGTAAGGCCCTATCACCCTCATTATGGCATGGTGTAGGATACGCCACGGGAAGTACTGCTGTTTGGCAATCTTTCGCAGCTTGCCCGCATCGCTAACCACTTCCATGAACTCATACTCACATTCGGGGAAATCTCCCGTGAGTATCATCAGCTGAAGCTCACGTAGGTCTTGATCAGCACGCTCGTTGTGCCTGCGGATATATCGGTTCTTAGTAACCTTGCCGTTCTGTGCATCCCTGTCTGCGTCTCTGAGGTTGTCGATGTCGGCAATCCTTTCCAGCAGGCATCCTATCCGCTTGGCTTCCTTTCCCCCGTTTCTCTCGACACTCAGCCAATAGTCCCTTATCCGGGCTTTGAGGATGATGTCGATTGTTGCAGGTTCCAGCGACCGCCAATCTATGTCCTTTGTCTTTGCCATACTTTCATTTTGTCTTTTCAGACCCATATCTTATTATCCCGTGTGATGCTCACCTTTCGGCTTGCTTGGATAACCAGCCCGCGACTTTCGAGACCGTACCTACTAATCGCGCTTGTCTGCTCGCAAGGATGCAGACCTTTCCGCTCTTGATGTTCTGCCGTCGCGGTTCTCAGACCGCTACGCTGCGTAGTTGATTATACGCGCAGGGGCAAGGCTCGGAGAATGTTTAAGTTTATCGACGGACGGTTAGGCGTTCCGTCGTACCAAAGTATGGCGAGCCCCGATGTTCGCATTCGAGTTCGAGAAAGCGTTATTCGAGTTCGCATAAGCGAGACCGCAATTCGCGCCGTTATTCGCATTCCCGCCCCACAGGACCAGCTCATTCCCCTCTACCTACCTCCGTCGCCTGTCGGTTCTCTTCCTGAAAAGTGGCTTCGTGGCCGGTCGCGCTTTGTTGCGCGACCGGAACTTTCTGCCTGCCGTTTCCTCAGAAAGGACGGAGGGTTTCTGTTTCAAAGAACTTTTGGGATGCTCTCTTTAGAGAGACGTTTGGTTACTTTTAAATTTCAGCCCCGTCTGCAAATTGCAGATTGCCATAATAAGCAAGGCGAGCCCCGAAGGACGCATTCGAGAGCGAGAAAGCGCTAGACGAGAACGCAAAAGCGAGACCGCAAGACGCGCCGTAATACGCAAGCCCGCCCCACAGGACCAGCTGACCGACATCATGTTTTTGGTAGAAGTAGTCGCACCAATAGCTTGTAGAGCCTCCGTTTACGGCTGTCGGGATAAGGTCGAAGTATTCGCCAAGTGTTTCGGTTTTGATGTAACCGTCCGAATCAATGCGCGTGATTTGCCGGTAACTGCCGCTCGGGTGTGTTGAAAGCTCTGCTTCCGTCGGCATGCGGTTGCCTTCGTAGATGAACACTTCGGTTCCGTCTTGTGCACTGTTCTCCGACTTGCCGCAATAGATGCCCTGTATCATTTCCCACTGCCAGCCGTAGGGATCTTCGATGCCAAGCAGGGAAACGCGGCTTGCGTCTGACACTGCATTTTCGGTTGCGTTCGT